TTAGCTACTTTATCCTTACGTAGATCTGTTTCCTCTACAACACAGATTAAAGCACCATCTAACTCACCATTGAATCCTTGTTGATTTGTAAGTGCTTGATCACCACGTGCATAACCACGTGTAAGTAATGATTGAAGTGATTGATGGAAAGAGGATTTTCCGGAATCTTCTGGACCATAGAAGAAGAGGTAAGGTAAAGGTTCATAAGGATATTGAAACAAACTAGCTATCCAGATCTTGAGATAGTCTGAGCCGGTGAGCACACCGTTCGCTTTAGCCCATGGATTGAACTTGATGGCATCATCGAGGCCAGATCCACAGTGATTGAGAATCTTTGCCCAGGTAGGATAGGTAAATTCATCCCCTTCTGGCGTAGGGATATACCTGAGTTGGGCGGCATTATGATTCCATTCACGATCACCAGGATACTCAGGCTGGAAGGGTTTGTTAACAATCTTCCAAGCTTTAAGCACACAAGTTCCCATGATGACCTTACCCTCTGTATCACTATACCCAAGTGAGTTAAGGGCTAGCTTAACATGAGTAGCGGGTTCACGTGACCAGGCTCCATCAGAGCGTAACATCCAACCTGCATCTTCACGTTGTATTCCTTGGACGACTAATTTCCGAATGAGTTCATCATGGTTAACAGTATCAGGTTCCTCAGGTGAGACAAGCTTCGTTGAGAAGATACGCTGCCAGTATGTTTTCTTAACAGCCCATCCACCCATCTTATCACCACGATCCTCCTTCTCATGCTTGACACGAACAATGAGACGTCCATCCTTATGTTGCTTAAGAACAGTCTTACGTCCCATCATACGAGCTTCATCTAAGTTAACATAGACACCTAGAAGTTGAGAGGCTGCAATGGCTGATTCAGCATCTAAGAATTCAAAGCTTTTGTCAGTATCTTCAATACCTCCAAAGGCACGACATGCTGTTGTGAGATCGGGAGCCCGATTAAGATAGCATCGTGTCCAACCTGCACCATCTTGCGTCCAAGAAGGATGCTCCTGAACACCAGGAGTATATCGTCTGACTGTCCAGGCTCCACGTCTGATAGGAAAGAGATATGCGTTTTGCTCATCAAGATTTTGTCCTTCGGATATTGTAGCATAATAACCTCTAAGAGAAAGGGCTTCATGAGCCTGTTTAAGATGGTATGTATGAGTGATAAGCATGTGATGATCTTGATCCCACCACCAAAGACAATTATTATTTTCTAGATACTTAATGAGTTTTTGATGTGCGTCATCAAGCTTAACATGAGGACGTTGTGCAGTTAGCTCATCGAAAGCATCAATCTCACCGATATTCTTAGGAAGATTCTTCCTTCGTTTTCTAGCTATTACAACGATATGGTCTTCCCAGTTAGGTGGGACCTCTGCTAGCGGGACTCCCTGTTGAAGAACTGTTAAGCCATCTGTACCACGCATCTTACGATGCCAAACCCACATGTTTCCACCACAGATATCAACACGTGACCTAAAGTCGAATCCTGTGAGTGCTGACATCTTCCCAAGTATAGCACGTGCAAGCGCGGCGTGTTCATTATGATTCTGTGTAGGCACAGCATTCAAGTGAACATATAAGTGTAAACCTTTGCCAGATGTTGACTTCCGAATAGTTACCCAAGGGATAGAAAAGGCGGCCTGACGCACTGCGTCAAGTTCTTCGTTTGTTAGTTTTGCAGTATGTTTTTCAGAGTGTCCGATGATTGCATCAAAATCATAGGCAACCCACCTACTTACACGCTTGACCCAATCCCATCCTGTCATCCCGATTCCTTCGGCATGTTCCGAAAGGTCAAAAGACATCGGAACATCTGTATACTCAGGATCAGAGCTAGCTTTATATGGAATACGGATGGCTTTCCATGTCTGATGACCATCCGTATATGCTTTATAAGAGTGACCCTTAAATTCCTTTGTAACTCTGTCTCCACCATCTTGCGCTACATTGACTTGTACCTCCATATCGTGATGATACATCGCCGCTAGGTCGGAATGCGTACTAGCGGTTAGTAATCTTTTGATAGCTTCCGTCCTTTTCGGCTTCATAATAACATCGTCCAAACAAAGTTATCCACAATTACTCCACAATTGTGGATAACTACGATGGGCCACCCATGAGTTATCCACAATTTCTAAAGTTCTCCACAATCGGTGACTAACTACTTTTCTGCTAGTTCCATTAGACCAATCAAAAGGATAGCATATAGAAGGAAGGGGAACAACAGTCAGTCAGAATTGCTGTAAGTCCTTACATAGCAACTACTTAGGAATTATCCGAACGATTTGCCAGTTTGCGAGTCTAAGAGAATGTGAGAGTCCCCGACACCAATTATTACCCTTACAACTCTGGTCGGGGCGGAGTTGGCTATTGCCATCACATCAAAAACCGATGTGATGGCAAAACTTGATGGAGCATCAGATTTATGGGTGAGTTGAAAAAGGTAGCGTTATCGGATATCCGAGAGAACGATGTTGCGCTACGAACAGTCAACCGGGAGTCAGAGGAATACCTTGGACTCGTTGAGTCGATTCGGAGTAAGGGTTTCATCGGTGCCATTAGCGTTCGCGAGCGCACTGACGACGATGGAACATCATACTACGAACTGGTGGATGGTCTGCATCGCTTCAATGCATCAAAAGATGCAGGTCGCGATGATATCAATGTTGACGTTGTGGACCTTGATGAAGATCAGGTTCTTGAAGCTCAGATCATGGCGAACATTCATAAGGTCGAGACTCGTCCTATTGAATACACTCGTCAGTTGAAGCGAATTCTAACTCGTAATCCGTTGATGACGGAAGCTGAGTTGGCGGCAAAGCTCGGCAAGAGCACGGCCTGGATTAGTGGACGTCTTAGCCTCAATAAGCTCGCAAGCGAGCAGGCGAAGCAGTTGGTGAACGAAGGTAAGATCGGTTTGAGCAACGCCTATGCGTTGGCAAAGCTGCCTTCTGATGAGCAGGCGGATTGGCTGGATCGAGCGATGACGCTTGCTCCTGATGAATTCATCCCTCAGACGACTGAGCGGTTGAAGCAGATACGCGAGGCGCGTAAGCAGGGGAAGGATGCTGCTCCAGCAGAGTTTCAGCCTGTTCCGCACATGCAGAAGCTCAAAACTCTGAAAGAGGAGTTTGAGTCGGGTGAGACTGGTCGAGTGCTAGTTGCTAAGAATGGTGCATCGACGGCCGCTGATGGTTTCGCTCTGGCGATCCAGTGGGCGCTCCATATGGATCCCGATTCTGTTGAAGTTCAGAAGGAGAAGGATGTTGAGCGTCGCACCCAACGCGATGAGAAGCGTAAGCAGAAGAAAGCCGAAAGTGCTTCAAAGAGGGCTGAGAAGTTGGGGAAGGAGCTTCAAGAAGCTACTTCGGCAGCAGCCGAAGCTGAAGCTGCTCTGAACGCCTAACAAAACCCGAACATGGTGCTCGCATCAATACTTTCCCCCTCTCTCTGATGTTAGCATCTGGACCCACGAGGTGAAAATCCTCGTGGGTCCATCGTGGGCATCCGCCCGTATAGTACCAACACGCAAACGCTTGGTTAAGCATCAAACTCTTAATTTGAATCTTAGCGTATTACACACTTGGATGCCCACATCTTATGTCTAGCCTTCCAGAAATCCGTAGTGCAGTTATCTCGAATCTTATCGGGAAAGCAATGCGCACTATTGATCTTGTTCTTGAGCATCATACCGATCAAGGTAAGGACTTTAAAGATGAAGTTCGCGATATTGAACAAGAAGCAAGCTATATTCTTTTTACCTATTACTTTGGTAAAGATGCTGTTTGTTTGATGGATAGTAGCAAGTTTAAACTTTCTAAGAAACTTGAAGAATCGGACGCTCTTGCAATTCGAAACTTCATTGACCGGAAAAAGGATCCTCATGCCGCAGACAGGGACGACGGATGCTCACGCCCACTTACATGAAGTTGGCAGTAGAGTTACAAGTGTAACTAATAGTCATTGGCATCGTATCATTAAAGGTCAAGCTGTTACTGGACCAGCTATTCAAATTGGTTCACAACAGGAAGATCCCGATGATCAACATCGTCATGATGTTCCTGATCAATAATCTTTGTTTTGTTTTCATCACTGTTTTGGAGATATTCTAAATGTCGAATGAATTGGTAAAGCTCGATGATCTTGACTCGATGGAGATTGATAAGCACTCGGATGAAGACTGGGATACTACAACATCCAGTAACACATATCTGCCAAGGATGCAGCTACTGACTTCAAACAGTGCAAAGTGTAAGGGTGGAGAGTTTCCTACAAATCACTATGCTCTGATCCAGGATCAGAAGCATGATGATCTTGGAGCGAATGTTGATGTTTTGCTGGTTACCTGGCGTCCAAAAGCGCTAGAGGTCGGTAAGGTCGTCATCAGTGTCTACGATCCGAATGATGCTGAGTTCCAAAGGATTCAGGACAAGTCGGCCGAATCTGATTCGGGATGTATGTTTGGTCCTGAGTTTCTTGTTTGGATTCCTTCTGTTGGAA